AAAAAGCGATTCAGAACTAAAAACGATTGGTGATTTAGCAAATAGAAATCGTGACAGAATGAATGAGGATCAAAGGCAAGATCTGTACAATAAACACAATGCCTATAAGGATCAGGAATCTACCAAAGAATTACCATCGGGAATGTCTAGGATTAAAAAATCAAAAACTAAAATCAAATGGAGATAATATGGAATTTCATCAGCCAAATAATATCTATGATGAACAAAAAACCATAGAAGATGATAAATTGAAAACAGAATTTTTCACAGTTTCGGGACAAGAACAGGTCATGTTGGATGGTAAACCATGCAGAATCCAAGAAGACGATATGGTTTATGCAAAAAGAATACAGAAAAAGGATGGTTCTTATAGGAATTTTATTAAATTGTCCAGTAATGGCAAATTGTATAATCCTGTTTCTGTCTACGGGAGTGAGAAAACCAATAATTTTTTAGACAGGGTTTGTAGATCTAATGATAAATTTAAAGCAGTTAATGATAAAGCTTTTAACTGGTATGTGCAATTCTTATCAAGTAAAAATCTCGCATGGCTTCATAATGCAGAAAGGGAGATCGACTGATGGCTAGAATTAATAGTACACAAAAATATGCTGTGTTATGGCTGAATAGTCAGGGTTGGGATATTAAGAAAATATCTGATGAACTTGGTCTGACTGGGACCCAAATAAAAAATACTATCAAAAATAATAAACAAGCAAAAGACGATGAGGTTAAGGACACACCATCATCAACAGTCCAGAAAAATCAAAATTCCAAAAAATTTATGATAACAGAAAGCCAATCTGGAAAACATAATGTTGCCATTATGACCAAGGCTGCTTCGGAAATCAATGACGAGAACAAGAAAAAGGACAAAAGTCAAACAGCAAAAAGAAACTCCTCTAACATTTTTAAACCCTATGGATAAATCGCCTCCTGTACCTGATTTTTTTAATGGAGAAATGCCTAGTGGCTTATGGGAGAATCTAGAAAGTCAGCCATCAATGTCTTTCGATAATCCCATAGAACCCAAACATGTGACAGACTACGCTAGGGAACTTTTTATAGATCTGAATATTGAATTAACTACCATTAATGATATTGGTCAATTTACTGAACTAAAAAATATAGTCGATAATAAATACCATATTCCAGTACCGTCTGGCGTTGACTATGTTCCAATAGTATTAGATTTTATAGATAAGTTTGATCAATCGTTAACCAATTGCGCTAAAAAGATTCATACAGAACCACAAGATGAAATCTCAGAATAAATATATTTCTAAATACTCCAATGATAAAACAGTCTCTGCTGCACAATATATTACTGAGCTAATATGTGAAAGAAAAGCTCTCAAGGATAAAAAAGATCTTCATTATAGGTTTTGGTTAGCTAAAGAATGGGCTTCGTTTTTTAGGAATCAAATTGCTAGTGCTAACAAATTGTTAAAACAATATTCTGATAAAGCAATCGTTAATGCTCTACTAACAACACAGGGGAAAAAGATTTTTTCATTGCGAGCCCCCCATCTGCCCGCTATCATAGAGACAGAGGAAAAGAAACTAAATGCAGAAAATAAAACATTTACTAAGACTGTAGACAGAAAATCAAATATTTCTTTCAATAAATCAACCAATACTAAAAACAGCATAATATCTAAACTGAAGGAATTAGAATAATGGCATTAAAAGAAGATGTAAAAAAGAAGTTCGGAGATGAAATTATTAGATCAGCTACTGCCGTTGTTGATAGAGAACAAATCGTTATTCCTGTCAGCCCAGCCTTAGATCTAGTATTGAACGGCGGTATACCAGAAGGAAGTTTCGTGGTCTTCACCGGACAACCAAAATGCGGTAAAACCACAACATCTCTTGATTTTGCAGCAACGGCTCAACAAGAACAATACCAAGGAGATCTGCAAAAGCCTAGACATGTATATTATCTAAATATTGAAGGAAGATTGAAAAAGAGAGATTTAGAAGGTATACCAAATCTTGACTTAGATAGGTTTGATGTCATAGGATCTCAACAAGGCAAAATTCTACATGCAGAAGAATATCTACAAATAGCTGAGAGAATTATTAATGAAGAACCAGGATCAATAGTAATTATTGATTCATATTCAGCTCTTTGTACCGAAGCAGAAATTACAAGTGATATGGATAAAATGCAACGCGCAGATGGCGCAAAGTTGTTGGCTAAATTTTGCAGAAAAGTTGCTAATGTTATTCCAGTAAATAGAAATATTGTTATAGGCATTACTCATTTGATGGGTAATCCCGGTTACGGAAATGTAGAATGGAAAGAAAAATCTGGTCAAGCTATTGCATACCAAACGGATGTCAAGCTAAGAGCAAAGATGTTTAAGGCTTGGACTACTGGTGCTGATGGTCCTCAAATTGGACAAGAAGTTGACTGGTCCGTTTTGTGTTCTGCTCTTGGTCCTCCTGGAGGTAATATTAAAAGTTTTATCAGATATGGAGAAGGCGTAGACAAAGCTATGGAACTAGTCACTCTTTGCATAGATTTGGGTATTATAGCAAAAGGTGGTTCGTGGTACACGTTAACATCTATTGATGATCAACCAAAATTTCAGGGTACAGAAAAACTGAGACAGCATGTAGTTGACAATCCAGAAATTTATGATAAACTAATGTCTGAACTTAGGACAACTATGGGGTTATCATGCAAGTCAGAGACCTATACGTCAATATATCTCGTTGGAAATTAATAGGAGGCATAGCTAAGGGAGCATATGATAATAAATCTTCTCTACATTTACAAGCTAGAGATTTAATCAAAGAATGCTTTCCAACTCTGCAAATACTAGAAGAGGTATCAATTCCTCTCAGAAGATCAGAAAGTCTGGTGCTGGATTTTTACTTACCCTTAAATAAAAAATGTGTAGAGGTTCATGGTGAACAGCATTATAAATTTAGTAGATTTTTTCATAAAGATATGATGGGATTTATTAGACATAAAAAGAGAGACAAAGAAAAAAAAGAATGGTGTCGAATCAATGATATTGAATATATCGAACTTCCATACGATAAAATTGATGAGTGGAAACAAAGGATAACCAATGCACAAGAGTAGCAAAGAAGAAGTAGAAAATTGGGATAAAATTTTGGATGAATATGAAAATTCCATAGGTCTTCCATCATATGCTGGTCAATGCCTTCCAGAATCAGAATTACAGGAGTATTTAACTATGAGCAGGGCATCGCTAGAAAAAACAACCCCAGAAGACTGCGGACAAATAGCGTATAGACTTGCACAATTTGGTTTTCATTTACAAAGAACAATAAACAGAGAAACAGCCAGAGTCAATTGGGCAGAGGAGACGATTAAAGAGGTGATAGCCGATGAAATCAATAATTATAAAGGTTATGGTTATGTAGAAAAATCTACGCAAGCTATTAAACATAATGATAAGGCCAATATGTTGAATAAAATCAAAAAGTATGCCAAGCAAAGATCAGACAGGCTAACATACTTAGCGTCATCCGTTAAAAATCTTTCGGATATTCTTATTTCTATACAAAAAACTAGGAGCTTGATCAAACATGGATAATCTATCGCCAGAACAAATCAAACAAATGATAAGTATGTTACAAAATATGTTGCCTAATAATGATGATCAGCCTGCTCCGCAACAGCAATCTACTAACGACTCAATTAAAACAGTAGACCGCAGACCCAAACCCTCTACAATTAATAAGTTTGATGAAATGATGGAAGCACATTTGCATAAAGAGGATATCGAAATTGACAAAAAATTAGCTAAATATGATCCTACTCCCAGAATAAGAAGATTCAAGCCTTTGGATGTGGTTTGTAGAGTATGTGGTAAAAAAGAAACCGTAAGTCCAAACCTATTGTCTGATAGTCCAGATCGCTACAAGTGCAACAATTGTTCAAGAGGTGCGGGTTGATGATACTCTGCGATACCGCCGCTGAAAGAGCTGTTTTAGCTGGTATCTGTAAATATGCAGAAGATGCATATCTAGATATAGCTGATATAATACAAGATAGCTCATTTACTATAGATAGTAATAAAGTAATTTTCAAATGCTTAAAAACCATCTTTGAAAGAGAGCAGAAAGTATCTATAGATATACCTATTATTTTATCTGCATCGACTGAACTAGGTCTATCTCATGTATTTGATAAGAAAGAAGAAATACAACATCTCAAAGCAATTGTAGACTTTCCTGTTAATTTAGATAATGTTAGGAAATTTGCAGCTAAAATAAGAAAACT